GTACCAGTGATTGTGATTGTGCTTCCTACTGGATACGGTGTAGGAACTGCATTACCAGTATTGGTAAACTGTATGGTAGCAATACCGGTTGTTGCATTGCCAGCTCCACCACTTATGGCTCCTGTGTAGCCGGTTGAAGTGCTGTCAGCATAGATAAACAAAGCACCACCAATTACGGCAGAATATACTCCGGCTATGTTGGCTGTGTTGATTGCAGCAGACACCACAGTCGGTGTATTGTTGGCCGCAGCCGGAACAGCGATTGTGTCAGTGTTGTTAATGATAAAGGTAGCGTTGGCTGTCAAAGTTGCAGGTGCCTGTGTGCCACTGATTGTGGGCCATGCTGTTTTCCAATCATCACTTCCTACATCCACCCAGGTGTTGTATAAATCACTTAATGCGGTTGAACTTGTTTGTGTGCTGGTCGGGCCACCACGCTTGTAGTATTCAGGATTTTGCAATGCTCCTGCTATATTAGCAGTTTGTACTTCGCCAGCTGTGACTGCATAATCACCAATGCTGCCATAGCTTTGTATAGGTACAGTAGTGCCAGATTCTAAATTGGCTGTGCTGGTGATCACTGATGGAATCTGATTAGTGAATGCGCCAGTGGTCAGGTTCCATTCAAAAATTCCCCAGGCACTGTTGGCAGTATCTAACCAGTAGGTGTTGTTGTCGGGAGCACCCAACGGTCTGGTCAAACTGGCAGTCAATGCAGCCAAGTCCACATCTACTCGTTGTATATAACATTGATTGGTAATACCCAATGCCGAGTAGGCGGCTAACAGGCCATATTCATTCAGCTCGTATCCGTTGATTGGAGTACCTGCTGTGGTATTATAAAAGAACGGAACACCAAACGTGTTCAACAAGTCACGCTGACTGGTCATCAAATAAGTTTTGTTTGCATTAACCGCTAATGTGCCTGAGGCTACACCAACGCCAGCGCCAGAAATCTTGTTCTGTGCTGTTGCCAACAAAATAAACGGTACCGAATTGGTAGCGCCTTGGATGTAACTGCTTTGATCAATTATGCTAACTTGTACACCGGGGGATAATAGGGCCATATCAAAATCCTTTTTTCTAGTATAGATATTTATGGTTTATGATGAAAAGATTGGTAGTTGACAGCCTATATATAGGTCCACGATCATAAGTATATGATGAGACCCATCTGTGAGATCTGTCGGCAACGGCCCCGTGCGGTAGCCTATCATCGTTATGAAAAAATCTACTATCGTTCTAGATGCACAGGATGTATCAGGAAAGGACTCAAACAAAAAGTTCAGCTTCCAAGATGGCAAACTGCAGGCTATAAGAAAAAACCCATGTGTGATAAATGTGGGTTTAGAGCCAAGTATGCGGCACAGCTATTGGTCTATCATGCCGATGGTGACATGAACAATGTCGCTGTGCGTAACTTAAAAACTGTATGTCAGAACTGTGTGGTTGAAGTGGCCAAATCTACTATGCCTTGGCGTCCGGGAGATCTTGAACCAGACCTGTGATCTGCTGATATAACGCATCCAGGCTGGAATTGTTTTCGATCACAGCGTCAAATTCAGTGCCAATCCAAGCAGTTTCGCTGGCATGGATATGGTACCGATCTAACGCCATTCTGCTGCGGCTCCAGGTGATATTTTTCTGCCCTTCGTTCACGGCTAAAGCATATGGATACCATTCAGGATCGGGCCCGCGGCAAACACGGATCACACGCCCACCAGCTGATTTGATTGAAGCAATTTCGTTGGGGAATCTACAGTCGCTTATGACCACATCATCGGTTATTTTACGCAATTTGTTTTCTAAACTGGCAATCCAGATGTCATCGTGGAAGCCGCGGCGGGCAACTTCGGTTCCCCAATATTGTAGGACCCATCTAGGGGTTATGGCCATGCCCAACCGATCGCTCCACCATTCATCTCGTTGTTCTCGCCAGGCACGGCTCTGTTTGGTACGACCTTCTAACAAGTCTCGATCCCAGCCAAACACATGGGCCACAGCATCTTTCAAGGTGTTGGCAAAACTTTCACGCCTGAATTCGTGTATGTTTACCAGATAATCTGCTATAGTATCTTTGCCAGCGCCAATTAGTCCACAGATGCCAAGAATCATGCCAATTCCTTAATGTTGAAGTGTTGTAAAGTTGTTTGTAACAATGCGATTTGCCTGCGGCAGTCTTCTAAGGCATGATGACTGGTAGCCGGCTTAGGCAGTCCTGGCCATAAGCTGAACACAGTACGGCTGTCACGTACAGCATAAAACTGCCAGGGTATGGGTTTGCCATAGCTCTTGTAGGCATGTTCCAGGATGTTCATGTCGTATGTGGGACCTTGCGCCCAGATTCTTTTACTGTGCCAGATCAATCGACCCAGTTCATCTAGGGCTTGATCTAAAGGTATTCGATCTTGTTCGGCGAACGCTTCATCTCGAGCCGCGGCTGGTTGCGTGGCCCACCAGTCTATGGTGCTTTGTTGTATGCTACGATTTTCTTGGCTTTCCAAGGTAATCCTGGCGTAATATTTTGGCTCACAGTAACCAGAACCAAACGGGTCAAAGCTCTGGGCCGCGATGGTCAATATCGTGGTGTCCGGTCCTGTGCCCAATCCTTCTAGGTCTATCATTAAATCTGCCATACTACAAGTATAACAGAAATTTCAGTTGCTGTGTTGTAAAAAGGTTAGCCTATGACCCAGCTTAGAGGTTGACTACCGTCCACATAGTTCTTGAGATCTTCTAGACCTCGATCCATGATGGCCAAGCCTTCGGCTTTCATGGCTGTGCCGTTTAGGGTGGAGCCGCCTTGTGGACCAGATATGGTTCCAAACTTTTCTCTTGCTTCGCCAATTATGAGTTTGCTGTTGCCTACCATGTAGTTACGCATCCACTGACTGATCAACGGATCACTCAGCATGTTAAATTCAGGTTTGAAGTTGTAGGTCCAAAGCAATACACTTTCACCAGTGCCCTTAGGGTCACGGATCAGTTGTAGTTTTTTGGTCACAGGATTGAATGTGTAGTTCATGTAGGCACCAAACATACGTCCAGCCAATTCCACATACTGGCTATAAAAGTCAAAGGTAGCAAGTCCGCCTGCCACGTTAAAATTCATCAGATACACATTCATACTTGCTTGACTGAATGGATCAAAGTTGCTGGCAAACGGGCCTGTGCTGTCACCAAATGTCCTGCGGAATATCTGGCGTACACTGTATACTTCTTGTGGTAATTCATAGATGTTGACGTTGGCTACCAGCTCCATGAATGTGTAGCTTTCTTCGTAGGCATTTTGTGCCCGTTGACGGTAGGTGCCAACTGTGTTTCTATAGGCTGCTTCATAGTGTTCAGCATCCAGCTCAATGTCTATGATCTGATCACCCAGTTGATAACGCACATACTGGAATAGATTTTGTTTTAGTGTTTCAAGACTTGATTCTTGTTGGATAGCCATGCAATCGCTCCTATAAGAGTATTTATCGTTGTAAAGTCTGATTGGACAGGTACTCAACGATTGCTTGCTGATTAATTTCATCCACACAATTAATGTACTCTATGTTGCGTAGATGATAATAATTGTGTTCAATACTGTCTTTAACTTGTTGATGTAAAAAATCTGAATCGTATGACATAATTTCATCAATCACTCTGAATATATGTTCCATGCGATCCAGATCTCCCAGAATTTCATCAAATTCACAAGACCATGGGTAATCAAATTTTAAGCCAAATCTGGACAAATATTTGTAAACCCCGGGCATGCCTACTGGTACTATAGCACACCCAGCCAATAGTGCCTTGCGGGTTTTTTCTGTCATCTGTGGGCCAGGAAATGTACGTTGATATTCTTGTCCTTGTGAATACGTTTCGTTGGTAAAATTTATTAAGGTATCGGTGTATGCTCGAGTGTTGGTCCAATTATTATTTTCATAATGCCTGTCAATCCAGGGTTCTTGTTCAATTGAAAGTTGTTTCAAGATTGAACAATAGTGCTCACACATTTCATCTAGCTCCTGGCGATTATGATAATTTTCTAATGAAGCTAGACTAGGGCACCGTTCCTTTCTTTTATTAATGTTCCATCCAAGCACAAGATCTCTACGATTACTATAGTTTTTATGAAAATATGCTGTGATCAGTGTTTTAAAAAAACTAGGTTTATTTGCTAGACTACTGACAACATTTCGACGGGGCCAAACAAACTCATACTCTTTTCCGTACAACACCAATGCCCTGCCTACATAATACGGTGACCATTGGTGCTCAACCAATTGAAAATTTTTGTAAGGCGTAGTTGATGATGGTAGTTGGGTTAATAAAATAATTTTTTGAGTTGGATGAGTTTGAGCAAACTGATCAAACCAACGCCAGTCTACTGGTTCTCGGTATTGTAAAAATACATAAGTATCATAATTTTCTGGCAACGTGTCTGGCCGTTTTGATTTCAACGAACTCCACGTCCAATTAATCAAATATAGAGTTTTACCGTCGGCCAATTGTGATAATAATTTTCTTTTTGCTACTGAGTATAAAAAACTTTCAGTTAATTGATCTGAATATTTGTGTAGTTCTCCAGAAGTTTCTTGGGCAAGTGCTTCATTATAAAGAGTTAGATAGGCTGGATCAAATTTCATTGGCATAGATATTTGTTAACGGATCCAACTTGCCAAACGATCGGCTATCAGTTGATGTCCCAGCTGGTTGGGATGGGCAAAGTTTGGTTTGATGTAGATGTTGTCGGCTACATTGGTCAAATGTTCGCCGTTGTGGCAGCTGGCACCAAACCAATCGGCTGCTGTTTCTGTACCCTGTGCCCATATTCGATCAAGATCAACTCCAGGTAACCAGGTGGGATATTTAACCCAACCAGAAAAATAATAGTCCTGTATGTGATGTCGATCGCACCAGGTTTGCAAAGCAGTCACAGTGGCAGTGCTTCGCATGATTTCGTGCGCAGGCGTATAGAAATGCAAGAAAAGATCACGCACAAACTGTCGAGCATCAGGCGGCCAATGTCTACGTTCATCTGATGTAGTATCCAAGGATAGTGTGCGTGGCATGTGTGCAGTTCTGGCTGGGTTGGTTAGAAAAAATACGGCTGTAACTGCGTTATCTGGGTTGTGGTGATTGGCAATATAATGTTGTAGCTGATACAGCATGTCTTCATTACTGGCACCACCAGACCCATAGTTATAAAACTCATTGTAGTTCAAACGATCTCGTAATATTTCACCATATCGTAGACCAAGACCAAGTTCAGCACCTTCAGGCCAACTGTCACCCAGTGTTAGTAGTACGGTTCTCATTAGGCAAATCCGCTGGTGCTGCCAGTCTTTTTTAGTGTGGCAAATAACACAGAGTTTTTTTCGTTTTGGTTGGGCACAGGACAAAATTTACACTGAGGAATCACTTGATCAAGCTCGCCAAGAAATTTACTTCCGCGGTCAGCAAACTCGTGCACCTGTAAAGGAGCATAACTGTTTAGTAATTCTCGGTCTTGGTCCGTGATATCCAAATGATGTTGAGCATCAAATTCAGGAAACAGTGCCACCGGTCCACACTTGTACAAGGCACCACGTATGAAGTGATAGCATTTGAACATCGCAAATCCACAGGTGCTGTGTGCTTGGACTGGGTCGTTGTTATACAGGGTAAATTTTCCACTATGATTTAAATGAACTGCGGCTTTATAAAAACTGTCATATTCCCATATGGGTATTCTCACATTGTTACTGTCAACAAATGCATGTGTGGCACCAAATGTCATTGCGTTGTTGACATTGAGCGGATCTGTATGATGGTAATAGTTTATGTCTCCGTGTAAGAATTTTTTTACTTCATCAAAGCATCGCTCACGATCATGCTGATTGTGCAAACTTACTCCTATCCAATTTTTAATTCCCAGATTGGTAGGATCCACTGCGTTGACCACACGATCGTATAACCCAGCAACTCGATTAAGGCGAGTGCCGTTGGTTAAAATTTGTACAGGAACATTCCATACTTCATTGATGCCATCAATCCAGTCCAATATTGTGGGATTGAGCAGTGGTTCTCCGCCTAGTATTGTTACTCGTTGGAGACGTATGTGCTCGGACCACTGGGCGTATATTTCTTTATAGTCGTTCCATTTTTGATATCCTGAGAAATCATGATTGTTGAATCTGTTGCAATTGACACAATTTAGATTGCAAACATTAGTGATATAAAACTCAATATTGGATACAAGACTGCGTGGATCATCAGGATGGTCATCTACTATTTTATACATGCCCGATATTTACCAGGACTTGAGTATGATCAAGTTCTCGTTGCCACGTCCATTGAATTTAATTTCTGTGCTTTTTATATCCTTGTACACTTTCCTGGCAGCGGGCTTTCCGACTGACACAATAGACTTGATCTGTTCAGCTGGCTTTCTTAGAGTCTTCTGCGAGCTGTTTACTGCATCAAAGGCCACAATGCTGGTTCCTTTAATCGTGAATGATCCCACATGAGCGTCAGCTACCACGTGGATCAACTTGCGTTTTTTGGTATCGTATAACCAGGCCTCACTGGCATTGACTAGAGTGGCCGGTGCTTCTGATACCAGTTTGAGTTCTGCAAAGTCTCGGAGATATTTGAATTTGCTGGATAACTTTTCAGGACTTATGGCTTTCTTGGCACGTGGTTTGCGTTCTACTTTCTTGATCTGTACATAGCTGGCGCAGTCATTGATCACCAGTTCGCAAAACTTTACGCAATTACGCAACTGTATTTTAGAAAGATGGCTGTATGCTTCCACCAGATCTGCATCACGTCCTTCCACAGTTTCTTCAAACTCAGCCAGACGATCTTTCCAGATAGCACTGATAGTGCCAATCATCTGTGGTGCCACATTCCTGCCACGGATATGTGACATGGGCTTGAACTCGGCTGTCAACCTTGCGCCCTGCTGTAGGAAATCATCAAACATGCCTTCCAGTTCACCAGCACACTCGCTCATGCGTTCACGCAAATGATCCTGTATGGTCAGGCGAGCTTGTACTGTTTCTTCTTCGGTCACGACTTTGACTACTTCTTGTTTGATACGCATCATGTCACTAATCTGGCCGTCAATCACGCTTAGTTCATGTTCACTTAGGGCCAGGCCAATCAGGTTCATTCTACATACCCAGGCTGTGGTGCTACGGATCTGGCTGTCCGGAATGCCTCTTATGAGTTTGGCGTCTTTGGGTCTGTCATTGTAGTCGAGCCAATGAGCAATCATGTCCTTGGCGTCTTTTTTACCATAGTGATAGTTGTACCAGGTAAAGGCCTTGAGCATGGCGCTGGTTCTATCTCCGTCAGTTAGCACTAACTTCCAAGCAGGTTCTGAGCCAGTATACTTTACATCAGCACTTTTGGGATTTAATAGTTTGATTTCTGCTGTGGGTTTTTTAGTTTTTACCATTGGAGGTCCTTGATATCATGATTGTTAATTGTAACACTGAGTTCGTTTATAGTCAACCGCCAAGCAAACAGGCAAATACCAAGTATTTTTCCAGGTTTTTTATCAAGTCTTCC